GCTTGCTGCGCCATGGGCAGGCTGCTCGCCATGTAATTTCCCATTGCAGTCAGGAACTCAGTCGCGGCCTGCTTGTCGCCCTGTTCATCAATGGCAATCGTGCTGTCGGTTTCGATCTCAATCCGGAAGCTCCGCATGGCGTCCTGGCGCAGCAATTCCACCGCCGGCATGAAAGCCTCTTGAAACTCTGGCGCCTGTTCCTGCAAGCCCGACATCAGCGCAATCGTCTGCGGCTGAAAATGCTCGGCAATGATCTCCGCCGTCATGGCGATCAAGTCGCGCGCAAATCGCGCCACCTCGGCCTGCTGTTCCTGCAAACGCAACGCGGCAAACTGCCCCTTGATCTGCTGCGCCGTGGCAGTCTCAGAAGGTGCGGAATAGCCGCGCACGATATCCGAAATGCCCGTGATCTCGTAAATCTGCGCCTTCAGGGCTTGCTCGCGGCCCGTCAATTCGCGGATGGTCGCAATCACGCCGTCAAGCGGCACGAAATCCATTACGCCGCGCAAGCCGCCCTTGTCGGCAAAAGCCGCCCAGGTATTAACCGGGATCAGCCGGTTATCGCCGCCCTCCTGGAACAAACGCCCAAGGCTGGCGTCCTGCGATGCGTCATAAACGCCGGAAACGCGGCAGGCCTCGGTCAGCTTGGATAGGCGATAGGTGACGTCATCAAGGTCATTGGCCTGATCTTTGTAGAACAAGAAATCAGGCCTCGGGATCAGGCTATCAGTCGTCAGGGTGGCAAACAACGGCTTGGGGCAAGGGAAGAACTCACGCAAGCGCAGCGGATCTTCGCGCTCGTCAAGCGGCGCCTCGTAGCCCTTGGCAATCCAGCAAACCTTGCGCTCCGCCTTGTCCCAAATCTCATAAACCTCAGCACGCGCGGCCATGCCATCGCGGAACCGCGCCTCTGGACTGTCGGGATTGTCTTGCCGCAAGCGCGCATTTAGCGGCACGGCATTGCCAATCTCTTCACCAAAACGCTCAATCAATTCGGCGCGCGTCATCTGCACCTTGCGCGCAACCCATCGCACTTCGCGCCAAGTCTTGGCCGGCGACATGAGAAAATCGCGCCACGCCACGTAATCGTGCGCCACTTCCTCAAACACCAGCATATCGCCGGGTTCTTCTGGCGTCTCGGCTTCATACTCGGAAGCGTCGTCAGTGATGCCCACGCCCTCGGAAGGCGTCGGCGGTTGCATCTTTTCAAAGTGCGGCACGTAGCGCAGCCAGGCCGTGCCACGGCCCACAATCAGCCGGTCATCGCGCGCTTGCTTGATCACCTCGTCGAATTGGTCGCTGTCAGTCGCAAAGGTAACGGCGCGCTCCAGCACTTCCGCCGCCGTGCGCCCAATCGGGTCAGCATCCTTGAAGCGCCGCTCAACCACCGGCTTAGCGCGGCGCGCGTAAAGCGCCGGCTGCAAGGTCGATACATTGGACCAAAAGATGTTAATGCGGCGCTCGCCATCATCCGATGAAGATGCGTTCTTCCGCTCGTCGCGATACCGGCGCAAGCAACGCTGCGCGGTTTCATACCAGTCATTGCACCATTGCTCGGATTGCTCGATTTCCACAATCCACCGGCGGTATTTGCCGGCAGGCGTGTCGTAATCCAGATCGTCGGGTTCCTGCGACATTACGCGAAAACCCTCCTAGGGGCAGTTGGCACAACCAAGCTAGCCTTGAAAGCGTCAGGCATTCCACCAGACCATGCCGCGTTGACGTGAAATCCAGACAGCGCAGCGGGCGGCTTAGTCATAACACCTTGGGGCGTGTATTCCGCCGGGTCATACAAAGTTCCGATAACGTCCAGCGCCACAGTTTCAGGCGGGGCAATCTGGCCGCCTTCACGCGCAAAGCCCGCCGCGTCATAGGCCGCATCGAAAGCCGCGCGATTGGTGAAGCGGTGGAACGTATAGGTCCAGGTCATGCGGTAAGCGCCTGTAAAACGCTGTTTGATAGGTTGGTCGGATAAACAACAATGCGGCGCACATAGGTAACAGAACCAGCGGGGGGGCTGCCTGGGTTTTGAATAAATAGCCGCGTCAAAGCGGGTAAAGTCAAACCTGATTGCGTTTGAACGGAACCGCCATTTGCAACGTAGGCAACATTTCCACTGGAATATGATCCAATGTGTTTTTGTATCGCACCAATTGTTAGCGTTTGCTTGGGTAATCCGGTGACAACTCCGCCGATGCTTAATTCAAGACCAATTAAAGGTGATGGATCAGACCTTTGCTGAATTGAAAATCTGTTTGTAAAAGTCCCATCGTCAGCACTAACTAAATGGTTAATACTACCACTAACACCAGCAAATCTTGCTGTTGTTTGAAATTCCTGAAATAGAGTAAAATTAGAACCAAAAGCTATCGGCATAGAAGCAAATTCAACACCGCGTGTCACTGCCGCCGCCGCAGTAATGATTGGGCTGGTCGCAAAAGTGCCAACCTCACATTGCGCCACGTCCACCGCAATCACGTCGCCGCTTGTGACAAGCCGGAAGCCAATGACTGGATTAGCGATTGTCGCAAACGGAATTGCAAATCGCTGCCACGCGCTGGTTAGCGTGATGGCTGTCCAAGTCGCGCCGTTGTCTTGTGTGATCTCAACCGTGCCAGTGCCGGTAATGCGCCGCGCGAAGAAGCTGCTGACATGCGTGGCGCTTGCTGAAGTGATGGTTTGCAGCGCCGTCCCATTGCTAGCCGTGGCGGTCAAGCGTGAAGCGCTATTGGCAACGCCGTCAATGCCGGTGACGTTCAACGCGGCGGTAATGTTGGTCTTGACCCATGCGGTTTGCGTGAAATCGCGCGAATGCAAGGCGATGTTGGTCCTCGCGCCTTCAATCAACAAACCGCGCGCATGCAACGTGGCAGGGTCATAATCAAAGCGCGGCTCATTGGTCGCAGCCTGGGTCAGATTACCTGCGCTATTGAAATACCACGCGGCAGAAGCGCGCGTGAAGGTAATACGCGGATCAAGCGCGCCGGCCCTGAAATCAAACGCGATACCGCTGGCGTTGCCGCCCGCCCGTAACCGCGTGTTGATGCGCTGAAACAAGTTAGCGCCCCTGGCCCGCCGTGACGTAAAGCGTAGTGCTTTGCCCGGTCGCGCAGATGGCCGCAATCTGCGCCACGCCTGGCGCCTTGCTGACCACCTTGGACTGCCCCGCGCCAATCGGATAGCCCGCCGTGGTGGCGGTCGCACCAAAAGCAATAAAACACGTCAGCGTGCCCAGGTTCTGCACCTCGATCACGGAAGCCTGCGCCCCCGCCGCACCAAAATCGTCGTTGCTGCTGGCATCCGTCACGGCAAGCGTGAGCGTCTCGCCGGGCGAAAACGGCGCATTCATAGACATGGCTTGAACTCCATCACCACCGCGAAGCGCGCGGCGCGGTTTTCCATAAGTCGTTGAAGGTGGCGGTGTTTAACGCGCCAACCGATACAATTGCGCCCGGCTGATGCACGGGCTTTTGCCGCACCCAAGGGCGGCTCATGCAAGCGTAACGCGCTTCGTCCGGCGCGTGGTCCTCGCCGTCACTGTCCACATCTTCCGGCCTATCCGGATCGTGCTGCAACGCCGGCAGCGTGCGGATTAGGTCGCGGCATGTGCTGAAGATCAGCAAGCCCGGCCCGGTTTCATCACCGCGCAGCCTGGCCCGCACTTGATCCCACCCGCCAAGCGCACCTTGCCGCGACACGCGGGCATTATCGGCAGGGCGGAAGAAAACCTTGGCCGCACGCGCCATGCGCTCGCCGATGCTTGGCCCGCCGTCGCTGCTAAAGATGGCCGGGTCAGCTACGCCGTGAAGGCCATTCTCAGGCTTAGGGTCGCCCGCCTCACGTTGCGCGATGCCCTGCGCCACTTCCTCGGCAGTCATTCGCAGGCCTTCATTCGGCTTGCCGGTGCTGCCATACCATTCCCGGTATCGCACCAGCGCACCGCGCGGGATGTCGGCCAATTCGCCGTCAGACACGGCCCACCAACCTACGCTGAATGGCCGGGCGCTGCCCCAGTCCAAAGACCGGAAACGGAACCAATGCTCAGGCAATTCGCGCGGCGCGATAACGTGCCGGCCCATGTCAAACTCGGGAAAGAACGCCCCCGCAATGACGTTCCAATCGCCGTAAAGCCAAGCCTTGACCAATTCGGGCGAACCCGTCAGCGCTAGGCGATCCACATAGCCGGGGTCATGCGCCAACAAAATCTTGTTATCAGCCACGCGCGACGGAATGTAGATGAACTTGTGAGACTGTTTGCCGGTCGGCATCAGCCGCGTGATTGGCGTCAAGCCCTCGGGCGCAGGGTCAATAAAGCGCGCCTTAATCCATTGATGTCCTGGGCCGCCGGGATTGGCGGTCAGGATTAACTGGATCGGCACGCCACCCTTGGACCGTAGCGCCCCAAAAAGCATATCAATGGGCGCGCTGGATGGATAGTTGCCAGCCTCTTCAACCGCCGCGTCAGATAGGTTTTGGCCTTGGTATTTGGCCGCATCCGCCACGCTCTCCAAAGGCCGAAAGCGCAACCTGCCACCGTGGGGCATCAGGAACGTCTTGGATTGCTCGCGCCAATCCGCGCCAGTCGGCAGGTAAATTTCTTTGGCGCGCTCGATCAAGTCATCGGCTTGGGGCATTTCACGGCGAAAGAAAACGCCGTTAAAGCCGGGGCCATACCGGGCTTCTTTTAGCCCGAACTTGCCTAAAACGCCATCAGTCTTGCCGCCGCCTCGGGCGCCACCAAACAGGATTTCGCCAAATGGCGCGTCAATGAGTGCCTTCTGAGGCCCCGCCTGCGGTCGCCATGTTGTTACCGTGGGCTGCAAGCCATTCATC